CTCCAAGTTTTTCACCAGCCACACCAGTCAATCCAGACAGTAATTGAGAAGCTCCAGCTCCATAAGCTTGTCCTCTCATGGCCTCATCAATACCACCTTTAGCTTCACTTAATTGTTCATAAGTAGAACCAAGTAATCCAGTTCCCACTCCGGGTCGCATACTTGGGCCTTCACCAGATATCATTTTAGAACTTCCAAGTCGACTCCCTAAACCAGCACCTAATGTTTTTCCTATTGTTAATCCCAATGGCCCCATTCCCATAGCACCAAGTCCAACACCAACTCCAGCACCAATAATATTACCTGCCCATTTGCCCAGAATCCCACGTTTACTCATGTATTTCTTTAATTTTGCTGCTTTTTTAGCTTGGTCTTTTTTAGTCTTTATTACATCTCTTTGTAAACCAGCTCCATAAGCTTGGCCTGAAAAACCGGGTATATAGCTTCCGCCTTGTAATTTCCACATAATTATAATTCCTTCTTTAACGCAAATATACTATTTTGCAATTTTAATATAAAGCTAATATTATTCAAATACCAGCTATTTTTTAATTTATATGACAACTTCATATTTATAGTGCACATATTAAATGTCCTGTGAGAGATGTCCAAATATATGCATTAGTTGGAGCATAGGTATATTGAGAATGAGCAGCTGCTGTCACGTGCTTTACAGCTACTGAAATATAATCTCCAATATCTAATTTTAAATCACTAGTTATATTGTTACTTAAATACACATCTGTTACAGCTCCCTGAATAGTATTCCTAGATTGTGCAACTATATCCGCTGCATCAGGGGCTGTTGTTCTATCATTTTTAACTAAACTAATCTGATTATAATCTTCAGCAGCCCAATCTCCATCACCAGCAGACTCATTTGCATCCCATAATATTCTTGCATTAAAATGGTATATTCCATTCATAGGAGCTGTAAAACTATAATTACTGGTGGAAAAATTGCCTCCATTATCATATAATTCTTCATCAAATACTACTGTTTCATATGCATTATTTTCAATTTCCTGAGCATCAGCAGATGTTGATTGTTTAACTCCAAATGCAGGATAATTTTTTATAATTAACTTATTTGATAAATTTATATTTCCTGCAATATTAATGTCCCTGTCTACATACTGATTGCCATCGGATGATAAATAAGATTTATGAACCCTACCTCTATATTTTTTAAAAAGAGACAGTTGCTTATTAGATGACTGAGCAAAAACAATATCTCCATCTTTCATTGAATTTGATGATGGAGGATAACCAATAACCGATTTTGTACCAACAAACGGAGAAGAAGTTTCTTTACTGTTTTCTAATACTCTTGATATTCTGTCAGCCATCATGAAACTCTCTTGTGAAGTGTCCTGTATTCAATAGATATATCATTAATATCAAACGTACCAGAAGATGGGGGATTAAATTTGAATTGAATACTTTGACATGATATAGGGGAAGATGGAGTAAAAGTAGCCACATCCCAAGATGATACTCCATCCAAATCTCCTGAATCATCCCCTGCTGGAGAAACATTTGAGCCTGTAGCGAAATCTGACCAAGAATCCTTTCCATCTATAGAATACTCTAATGGGGTTAATTGGTCTACTGATGATTTATATGTGGCATAAACTTTATATATTTTTTTAACATTTGATGGATTTCCAAAATCAATATCTTTAGTAGTTATATTAATATTGGATTGACTAGCTGGCTCATTATCCCAATATCTCATTTCAACTGTACCGCTACTGTCGTATCCAAAAAATAAATTACCCTGCCAATCTGTTACAAAATTAGTGTATTTTTTCTGGTCTGTAAAAGCATTATCAGCAAAAGCCCAAGACCTTGTTTTAAAATCATATATATAAGCATCTCCACTACTGACACTACCATTTGCAGCCACACCACCATAATTATTTCCCGTTAAATTGTCGCCATTTGAATCTTTCATAACAATTAATTGTTTACGTCTTTTTTCATATCCAACTATACTGTAGCCAACAAGATTTGAGCTGTACATAAAATCATTCCATGCCGGGGGAAAAACCCCATTAGCACTGCTAGTTTCAACTATTTTATTATCTATTAAATTTACTATCTTGCTTCCATCGTATAGATAACAACCATTTTCATTAACCCAGCATATGCCATAATCTGTTCGTACAACAGCGCTAGGATGTTGTACCCCGTTGTGTTTAATGTTTTCCTCGAGAAACCAATTTGAGTCTGACGGGGACGATATATTAATAATTTGAACTGATTTTTGTTTAAAAGCCAAAAGCCTATCAGCATATTCTTCTAATTTGACATAATTCTCAGCATCGCCCTTAACAGCATCAATATAATTAAAAGATGGAAATGTATCAAATTTATTAGGCATAGAATACATTATTCTATCACCATATACAGTAGCCTGTCCAGTTGTAGGATTAACAGTTTTTACATGAGCAACAAAAGTTCTCCTATTTGCTACTATAGCTGTCTTCCATCCTTCATTGATACCACCAATCGTTATTGAGTCTACTGTTGGTGGAAAGCCATTTATACTTTCATACGTATCTAAATTAGGTGAAAACGAATTTACAGATTCACTATATATAGCGGCTAATGATGCTCCAGTTGAATCATCGGCACCATTCCAACCCGTTAATCCATTAACATCACTTTCTGTTCTCTGAACATAATCAGAATCTAAAGACGCTCTTACTCCTTTTCTAAAATCTATATCAGCTAAAAGCACCCAAGGTTCATCATTTTCGCCGCTAGATTTAAAATAAGCTCTTCCACCGCTTATTCTTTCATCGTAAGGAGACGAAACTCTAATGACTATTATTTGTTTATAATCATCTGTTACATCAAATGTATTACTAGATGAAGGCACATACAATAACGATTCTTGATTTTCATCATATATAAAACTTATAGCAACCTGATATGTATCTGCTCTCCATGTAGATTCAGCATCTGCTGATTCTGTAATTGAAATATTAAACCCATCCCCAGCAGTAGTATAATCACCAGAACTCCCTCCTCCTGTTGTTGTATTAACCAAACATACAGTTGGTGGAGCTAAATTGTTTAGATTCTCATAAAAACCATGATATAAATCACTAATAAGAGCATTGTCAGATGTTGTATTTGCAAAATGATTTTTTTCTACATACCCATAGTGTTTAATAACAGAAGAATTGTTAAAATTTGTATCACATGCTCTAATAGCATTATCAACAAAATAATATGAAATTTGAGAACCCTCTGATGCAAGTAATGTATCAGTTCCATCACTTCGTAAATTTAAACTTGTGCTAGACCAACCAGATGCGCCAACATTTCTCTGCCATATATCTACCTGACCATTAGCCGCATCACTTAAAGCAACAAATGTTTCACCAATTAAATGACGTTTAATAACAGCTCCTACATCTGTTTCAGCAATAATATAGGGCTTAATCTTTATTTCTGATGAATCTGCATCTGTACCTGAATCATAAACTCTTTTAAACCCATTATTCTTAGCCGTTCCTGTTACAGATATAATACTTCCAACCGGGTATTTATCAGCTTCATCACTTATTTGAGCTAAATCAATTCGGTCTTTATCAACAAAATCAACATCATTGTCACTACTTCTGTCTGTTTTATAACTTGATATCTCTAAACTAAAATCAGATTCAAATACAGCAAGACCATAACCGGGAGCAACTGTAGCCGCCCTATCATTTATGGTTGAATTATAATCAGATTCACCACCACGAGTTCTTATAGCTCCCTGTTTGTCAACCATGACATTGACAGCATTTCCAAGCTCGTTTACATTCAAATCTCTCGGGTCTTTTAAATTATTAATCCCACCAGAGAAATTATTTAAAACTAATTGTTGTTTAGGCATTAATCAAGAATCTCAAAATGAACTAAATCGTCAAACTTATTATCTTTGGTTTCAAAGTCTCCATCCACTAATTCATTCTGTCTTTCCTGTGAACGAAGTCCTTCAATAATAGCACAATCAAATTCCTTCACTACTTCATTAAAAACATTCTGGAGTTTAGCATCAACTCCTTTCATTCTTCCTCTGCTTCTCTTGCCGAATTTTGGCATTACTTAGCACCTTTGAATTTTGAAAAGAATCCTTTCTTCTTCTTTTTGCCCTTCTTCTTAATCTTCTTGCCTTTCTTCTTTTTCTTTTTAATCTCAGACATAGCAATTTCAGTACTATCTAATAAAACTGGCTGTGGTTGAAAACCATTAAGAATACTAATTAAAACTATTGTAGTAATTGCTTTCATTTAGAACTCCTTCATAACTTTTTTTATTTTTTCAATCATCTCATCATCTTTCTTTGATGGTGTAGCTTTTGCAATCAATCCCATAACCCAAAGAATCATACCCTTTGTTCCACGTTTTTTTATTTGTCTTTCAATATACTTAGATGCCCAACTCATTTGGATTCTCCTTTTACCATTTTAGTTAATCCCTGAACTATGACATCTAAAAGAATATCATCTTTATCCGAAGGGGACATCTTTACAAGTTTTTCTAGAACCATGAATCCAAGTAGAACCCATTCCCAATTTGCTGATAACCATTCCATGATTATGTACTCCATGTTATTATTGTTGTTAAAATAGCCATACCACCTAATATATAATTACGCCAATTCTCTAGCGACCTAGTGCGACCATTAGATAATTTTAACTGTTCTTTAATATCTGGCAATTCTCTATTTAGTATTGTTTCAATACGGGTAAGTCTTTCTTTGACATCTCCACGATAATCATCTATGCTTTCATAGTTCATATTATTTACCACTTCCATTCATTCTGGACATAATTCCATCCATACGAGATAATTGTTTTTCTACATCGCCCATTGCTTCTATCATAGCTTCATGTCTCCTATCCCTAACTGCGTCTGAGTCATTCCATCTTGATATAAGTTTAATAATCATACCTTCCATATTTTCTAATGTTTCTGACTGCCCACGGTTTTCTATTTCAAGATTCCTGAGAGACTCTTGCTGAGATTCGGACTTCTTTGACATTGATACTACTAGATAGACGAACATCACACCTACTATGCCAATCATCCCTGCTTCGCCATAAATCGCCATAAAATCCATTATTCATATTACCTTACTTATTTCTCATTACTAAATCAATATAAATTTTTAAATCAGACTTAATCTCTGCATTCCACTTTTTTATCTTGCCAAGTTCCTGCATAATTATATCCAATCTGTGTTGCAAGTTTTCATGTTTTTCATCAAATCTTTTTAGAGTATCTTCAACTTTTTCTTTTAAGATAAATCTTACTACACTATATAGAGCAAAAGCCAATCCAACACTGATTGCAACAGGGAATCCTAACTCTTGAATTAATGTTACAATATCAGAAGTCATTTCTTTTTCCTTTTACCTTGTTATTTGGTTATCCTAATTCCATATTTCGTAGTAATCATCAAACTGTACCGACTGCCACATAGCCCATTGATGTAAGTTTCCAAGACTATCTTCAACCCATTCATCCATCGGACTATTAAACCAAAGCAGTCTGTCTGCAAAGTGACCTATGTGATAGAATACTATTGATAGCATCCTTCTCATTCCAATGTAGCATAATTCGCACATTTCAAATGGTTAGTCGTACTACCCATTTACTTCTTTTTACGCTTTCCCCAACTAAGTGGATTAATATTAAATTCTTTTTCATAAAAGTTCACTTTCTCTTCGAGTTGCTCTCGTTGTACCTTTTCTTCCATGATATGTTTACCAAGTAAATCCCCAATTTTAACATCAGCCGTGACCATCGCTTCTTCAAGGTTCCCCAATCTACTTTCAATACGCCAATAACCATAAACGAGCATCCCAACAAGTATAAGTAGCTGACCCAACCATTTAAGGTTAATAGAAACAATAGCATTATCATCAACCACAGTCCCCCTATAACTTCTAGCAGTTTCTGGTTTAATGTTAGTTTCTTCCATAAACTTTTCTTTTTTGAAGCAACCATTCTCCTAATTCTAATAGTCCTACTTACCCTCTGTAAGCTATGCATGTTGCTGTAGAATTTGTATGATTGATGATTCCACTAAAGTTACCATATAATATTTCACCAGGCACCATGTAAAACCAAGCAGAACTTAGACTATCTCCAATATTAGATGTAGCCTTTAATTGTAAAAATTCAACAGCAGCGTCTCCACCACCTTTACCAAGAGCTTGTATTGCGATCCAGGCACCACTATCAGGAGCAGATGTATTTGTATCATGTTCTGCAATAAGATCAAATCCATTTTGACCAATAGCCAAAGATGATGCTTCTGCTGCAGTATATTCTCTTAATCCTTTAGCCATTTTACTTCCTTAGATGTTTAGATACTTCTTTACTACCACTATATTGAGGCACTATTCTTGAAAGAAGTTCTGATTTAGTTTCACTGGATCCATAAACAACTCCACGTTTATCATAGAAATCTTTTATTTCTGCTTTAGTATTTGCATCTGTAGGATAATCTGCTTGTGTAGTAGCGACACCATTGATTATATGATGACTTCCCACTATCAGTCTACCATGTCCATCACCATGCTTCTTAGAACATTCAGCAACAAAGAACTCTTCAATAGTCTTAAAACTGTTACTTCTTTTTTCTATATCACCATCTACATCAACAAAGTAATCGTAAGACGAAGGGTACGTCAGAGTCTCAGTAGACCCATCTGCATATGTTTTTGTGCGAGTAGCACCGGGAGTTGTATTTC